CACACTTCTGTTGCTAGGCAGTGGCCTCCCCCTGTGTTTATGCTGCTAGAGCAAAACCAGATGGTGCAAAGTTATCGTTTGCATTTGTGTTTCGTAGACTCAAATACCAGTCGATCCTATTTCTGCCCCGTCAAAAAAGTAAATATCCTATTAACAAACCATATATTAGTCCCTTTAATCCACCAAGCCATGCCATTTGATAATGACTCCAGCCTAGCCAATTACGAACTTGTTCGTACTTATTTTCGTGCCATTTAAAAAACATTTACTTTTTTGGTGGAGCAGCTGGGTACCGCCCCCAGGTCCTGAATACCCTCTAACATCTACGAGTATACTTATATCACATATCCTTGCTGGCGTAAATATGCTAAAACACAATTTTTATTATGTGACATTATTATCACATAACCGTTCTCGTCATAAGCTATGTATTTTTTCCTGTGAAATTCTAATCTCATCTAGCTTTCTTAACATTTCGATGTGATCTTTTAATCTAAGTTTTTCCTTTTTAGCATCTTTTAACTCCTTTAATGCAGCAGAGCTACGGTCATGACAGCGATCATTCTCTATCTTTTCCACTACCTTTGACTGTTCGGCGTGTCGCCTTTCTAACCAAGCGATTTTCCTTCGAAGTTCTTTTTCCATACCCCAGTCCTTTCATAATATTCATACGCTCTTCATCACTATATCTTAACCAATTACTAATCTGATCTATGGTTCTTCCACAACCATCACATACGTTTGTATTCTTATTTATTTTGCAGACAGATACACAAGGAGTAATATACATTACTTCTTTTTCTTTTCCCAGTTACCATCCCATACATAAAATATATGTGCACCGATAACTTTACTTACTTCCATATATTGGTTCCATTCTGGATTTACATAAGATGCATGATAAAATGTAGCACCTGATGTAGGATCTGCTACGTTTCCAATCATGACGTCTCTTGCCACAACTGCAGCCCTTTTAAATGCAACTGGGTCATTAGGTGTCTGATCCTTCTCTAACCAAGTCCAACTGAACTGTTTAGGTTCATAGACAACATCGCATATATTACCTGGCCAATTACTGTTTGATACGCGATTCAACGTTACTTGTGCAACTGCAATTTGCCCTTCAATTGGTTCACTACGAGATTCATAGTATATGTTCTTTGCCATACACTCGACCTCTTTGGCATCTAGTTCTGGGCCGTATCCATTCAGAACTGTAGCCAGGATCGCTCCTAACACCATAGCGTTTATTACTCCGCTCAATATGAATATTATTTTTTTCATTCATTGCCTCTGATTACATCATAGCAAAGTTCACATAATTTGTACATAGTATATATAGAGTAATATAAATAACGTTTGTGAGTGTGATCTTTTTGTTACTGTTTAAATGATGAAAACAGGAGACAAATTATGGATCATATAGAAAAGTGTAGCCTTATGGCTAAGCTTGCAGGCATTGCCTATGAGGATGGACCTGAAGCAAAACCAAAATACCGTAAATTGGGATTTACAAAACATGAGTTCTTTGAACATGATGGTGCACAATGTCACGCGCTGTCAAACAAGAACATGTACGTACTCTGTTTTAGAGGAACAGAGCCAAACGAATTTTCAGACATTAAAGCAGATCTAAACGCCTGGCCAGATAAAGCTCAAGCTGGTGGCAGGGTTCATGATGGATTTCAGACCGAAATAGAAAAGCTTTGGGACGCTCTAGTAGCTCACAAAGATAAAAATTTCATTCTGAAAACACAAGAGTTTTTTATATGTGGTCATTCACTTGGTGGTGCTATGGCTACAGTTGCTGCGTCACGATTTGATGACGTAGATGCTTTATTTACATATGGTTCACCAAGAGTCGGAACCAAAAAATTTGTGAAAGCTATTACATGCCCACACTACAGGCATGTCAATAATAACGATATTGTTCCAAAAGTTCCATTTGCATTTATGGGATACAGACACCACGGCACACTTCGTTACATTAACTTCCATGGCAAAATCAGAAAGATGACTAAGTGGCAGCGCATTAAAGATGGCTGGAGAGGACGTAAAGCAGCATGGAAGGCAGGAAGTAAATTTGATGGTGCAGCAGATCATGGAATGTTGAACTACATAAAATATACGGAGCAAAACGATGGATGAAGAAGAAAAGAAAAATTCAGTAGATGTGATCGATCACCCAGAGGGAAAGTTCGAATTAGCAATACGCATTTTAGGTAACGAGGTACTGGGATTACAAATGAAAGTCGATGACTTTAAAATGAAATGGTTGATAATTGGTATATTCTCGATTGCCGTTCTAATGTGGGTCATGAGTTTATTTGGTCCTGCAATAATGAGCACTTACGGAGGAATCTAGTGTACGAATATAGATGTAAGGTTTTAAGAGTCGTCGATGGTGATACTGTTGACGTTGATATAGAATTAGGATTTGGTGTTGTATTATCTGACGAACGTGTCAGAATTATGGGAATTGACACACCAGAAAGCAGAACATCTGATAAGGTAGAGAAATTGTTTGGTAAAGCTGCTAAGCATAGACTACAAGAATTATTAGGTGAAACTGCAATTCTAAAAACTCAAATTGCAAAGAACGGTGAGGATATGAAAGGTAAGTTTGGCCGGATCCTTGGTGACTTTGTAGTTGAGGAATGGGAGGGAGAGCCGAGAATGGCAACAGAGATTCTTATTGAAGAAGGACACTGTGTTCCATATTTTGGTGGATCGAAAGAAGAGGTACAAGCTCAACACATGAAAAACAGAGAAAGACTGTTAAGTGAGGGTGTAGTAACTCAAGAGGATCATGAGGAGGCCATAGAATATATGGCAAAGCATAAATGATCGAAAGACTGTTTGATGACACACTGTGGATCTATACTAGTATCCTCGGTGCTGTTGCTGGTGCAGCATTCTTAGCGTATTTTAAAGAGACAAGATTAGGTCTTTGGGCATACGCTAAACTGGATCAGGGTCTAGATTATCTTGTAGCCAAATTCGGGTGGACCTGGTTAGAACAACCAGAAGACGCCTGGAGAAAGAAGTATCCTAAGATCACTAAAAAGATTGATCAGATGGAAGCAAAAATAAAGGAGCTGGAAAATGGACTGGCTAAAAAGTAGAATGAAGGAAAGAACAAGCCTAGACGGGGCAGCACTGATGGTGCTCGGTGGTTTAGTTCTATTCATGGCACCACTGGCCAAGATTGCAGCAGGAGTTGCGATCGTGTATGGTGCATGGACATTATGGAAGGGTGAATAATGGCAGCAGCAAAAACATTAGAACCTGATTCTATGTTCGCTCATCTAGATGCCGATGGTGATGGTATCATAACAGATGAAGAAATGGCCCGTGCAAAGGAGATTGCCGAGTTTGAACATAAGCGTAAGATGCAGGAAAATGAGGATGCCAAAGAAGATCAAATCCGCGCTATGGCTTGGTTTGCTCTTTGGGGCATGCTTCTATATCCAATTACAATTATTGTAACTTCCATTATAGGACAAGAAACAGCAGCGCAACTGGTGAGTGACATTGCACCCACCTATTTTGTTGCTATTGCTGGTTTAGTTGCAGCATTCTTTGGTGCTCAAGCTTACTCTAAAGGTAAAACACCTGAAGCTAAAAAATAACTACACACCAAGAATACGACGGACGGCAACTAAGTCGTCCGTCATGATAGACCCACCCTGATTGATATGGTCTACGATTTGTTCAAAATAGAATTGAGAATCAGGTTCATCTTCCAAAGCACGTACACATGTTTTAAAGAAGTTACGAAGACGCATGTCTGTCGTACCATTATCTAATGCAGCAGGTTTCCACTTACCACCACGTTGATTACTCATATTCATTCCTCCATAATATATGTTAGTATTCTATACTAATCACAAAGGAATGTACACAGTTAATTTACTGCTTCGAGCTTTTTAATTCCTATTGCCCAATTCTCTGCGGCATCTTCTACATATCGCATAGACTTACCTTTAAAGTCCTCTGTAAAAAATCGTTTACCATTATTGTCAAAGTATTTGATATATGCATACTCTTCTTTAAAGTCAAAGTGAATCTCGCAATAACCTTCATCAAAGTCTGAGTAGTAAGTAGAAATATGTTTGCCCATTAGTTCTCCACAAAGTTTTTAATTGACGGATAAATTTTACCTATAGCTTCTGCGATGGCTTTTGCAAGTTCCATGTGTTCTTTTTGCGTGCCATTAGCCGATCTAAGTTCGATATAGTGGATCCACGATCGTATAGTTCCATTAACGTATAATCTTGAGACAGTGTTACCTTCAGGGAGAATTGCTCGTGCTTGTTCTTTGGCAATGCCTCTATCAATTGCTTCATCATAAATCCTTTTAACTTGGTCAATAATTAAATTTTGCTGTGCATACCACCACGCCCTCAGTTCAGAGTTACCGGCATCAATACTATTCTGACGATTATTCGGGTCTTGCATACGAGCTTCTCTTAAAACAAAATCGTTACTAAGATCATTGATGTTAGCATACCGCTGAGAAAACTCTTGAAATGAGAATGAACGGTGTCTGAGGAATTGTCTTGCAATATCTCTTGTGGTTGTGACTTCGATACAGGCGCTTGCCATTTCGAATGGTGACCAGTGTTTGTGCTTGATAAGATAGTCAAGTAGTTTTGGTGTTGTTTTGGTGTTAGCTTGGTTTGACGGATTGGAGACACGGGCACAATACGCGATGAGATCTTGGATGTTGTCGAGACCCATGATTCCTGATTCGCCTGAGTGTATGTGGGGAAAAGGTTGTGAGTATGAGATGAGACGTGCATGCATTAAGATTTTCCCTGACCTCGATATTTTTTGAAACCACGTTTTTTACTTTTATTCATAGATGATGTCTTAATATTTCCATTACCAATACTGGTTTTCTTATTACCCTTTGCCATTAATGTAGGTATCCTTTTTCAATAGTTGCAATATCATTTTTCAAATCGTACATGGTGTCTACAATTTTCTTATAATCCTCATCTGATAGTGATGTTTTATATAGACTAAAGCCTATTGTCGTCATAATAGCTGCTACCATCAATACATCAAAATTCTCTAATAATTCATTTGTTAACTCGATATATTCATGATAAACAGCCTGAAATTCTTCTTCATCATATTCCATATTATTGTTCATCTCTTGGAATGTAAATACAATCCATAGCTTGATTATTGTCTGTTATTAACACTTTAGCTTCAGCTTTGGCTTTATTGCAGTCTAGTTCTCTGTAAAATGTGCCGAGGTGAAAGTACTCTACGCCCGTTGCCGCTGTTAGTTTTAACCATATGAGTAACCACATATGTTCCTCCTATATTTTAAAATCCTTAAATCTTTCGTTAACCTGAGATTTATCAAATGCTGGGGTATCATCGATTAAATTATCTTGTGGATTATCAATGTCAAACAGTCGCATTCTGGATCTATCTATACCCACCGCAAAACGTTTTTTATGATTTGGGTCATTATAACGGTTCTTTAACTGTTTCACCATAATCTGACCCAGTGCTTCTAGCTCTTCTGAGCTTACGAGAGCAAACATAAGATCTGCTGTAGCTGGTAGACCAAACGATTCTGAAGTATCCTCTAATCCAGGATCCGATGAACTATAACCACTACGCGTCGTTTGAGTTGCCGATACGATCGGTACATCAAACTCAACCGCAAGGCCTCTGAGCTCTTCTGCAATTGCCTTAATATAAGTGTAAGAGTTAATAGCACCTCCCATACCTTTCATTCTACTTGATGCACAGATATTGAGATAATCAATGAATATCATGTCTGGAACAAAGTTCTTTTTCAGCTTTAGTTCATTTAACAATGCACGAAAGTGACCTGTATGAGCTGAACCAGTTGGATACTCCTTGATAATCAATTTGCCATTTGTACGAGAAGCAATCTCATCAACCTTTGATGTCAACATGTCCTTTGTGATATTTTGCAACTGGTCTAATGGTATGTTTAACAGGTTCGCGTCTATCCTTTCAGCAATACGTTCCTCTGCCATCTCCATTGTAATATACAATACATTCTTGCCCTGTACTAATACATTGCCAGCACAGTGACACATAAACAATGACTTACCGACACCAGTGCCAGCTAGTGCAATATTCAGTGTTTTATTAGGCAAACCACCTTTCGTAATCTGATTGAAGAAATCAATATCAAAGGGAATACGTTCTTCATCCTCATGATAGAACTCATATCGTTCATTGACGTTTTCAATATAATCGTGACCAATATTAGTATCAAACGATACAGCAAGTGCCTTTGACAATAGGTCAGGTAAAGCATTCTTTGTAAGTGTCTTGTGCTTACCGTCAATAATAGAGATAGACTCCATGATTGCATTATGAATAGCACGGTCTTGACACCACTTTTCAGTAGTGTCTTCTAACCACTTTTCATCTGATGTCTCTTGCACAAAGATATTAGGCAGTATTTCCATAGCTGCCTGGTACTGGTCGTCATTGAACTTATCACTGTTGTCTATCTCAATCTTAAAAGCATCAAGGTTAGGCAGTTTATTATACTTAGCAACAAACTTCCCTGCCTCTTTGAATAACTGATTGTAAACACCTTGAAAATATTCTGGCTTTATAAATGGTAGAACCTTGCGCATATAGGATTCATTAGTAAGCACATTACGAAGAATGACTTGTTCTACGTTACTCATTTATTCTCCATCTTGTTGAGATTATCGATTAGCACACTCTCTAAAATTTTACCCATAACTCTTTGAAGTTCTACGTTATCAACCGTAAGATCTGGATCTGGTGATGAGTGCAAGAAAAAATTAAAGCTGAGCTTGTCATCCACCTCATTCATTTTGATACTACCAAAGCTTACTACAGACTCAATGAACTCTCCTTCTTTAATACGAATATGCCAATGATCATCATCACCAGGTATAAGCTCATATTCCTTATTCTCTAGATACATTCCTGGAATTTTAACCATAATCTTCCTCTACAATCTCATCCATTGATACTTGGTCTTTATGACCAATGCTATATTGTTTTTTGACAAACTCTTTAAAGTCAGTGTTCTCAAAGATAGGATCCCAAAACTCTTTCTCTAGAGTTTGATCATACCTAACTTTGCTACCAATTTCACCTGTCTCCATATCAACCGCTGCATACCATCCATTCGAAGGCTTAGTAACGTACCCACCAGCAAGAGCCACGTCAAGCAGGCCAGAATAACTGCGAACACC